ATTGTAACTCCATCATTGATAAGTAGTTGAGCATTTCTTTTGAAGGGTAATCCCGACGCGCTGCGAAAATGCTTTCGCCTGCTTCTCGACATAGATGGGCGCGGCCTCTTACGCTTTCGCCTTGCCAATGATCTATGATTGCGGCGCTTTCTTTCTTTTTATCGACTAGTTGCATTGCGTTGGTTTTTGCGGCCTCGACTTGTGCCTCAGTTAATTGATCGGCGAGGTTGATCGCTATTTGCAATGCTTCCTGCGATTGCTCATCGCTTGGCGCTGTAATGGATAAAAACAGCGCATAGGATAGGGCGGCTTGGCGAGTCATTACGCGGCCTCCTCTTGATCGGCTAAGTTTTCCAAGGCCCACAAGATGCGGGCGTGTAGCTCGCCATAAGCAATGGCGCAGGCTATGCCGTCATATGACCAACCGCCTTCAGGCTCGCCGCAATCGGAAACGAAATCCTCGCCGTTCGACGTGTCACAATTCTGACAGAGTGCATGGGCGCGTGCGTAATAGATAACCCATTCGCTACTATCGGCGTGTTCGTGGGCCATGTCTTGAGCGTCGCCGCCATGCTCTTTTATTTCGCTGATAATGTCCTCGGCGCAGCTTTTGGCGTATTCGTTAAAGAGGTGATCGTTAATAATAATGTCAGTCATGCGAGTTGCTCCTTATAGTGCGGTATAGTTGCGAGTGATACAGAACGAAAAGCAAAGGCGGCCAATTTTAACGAACCGAAGGCCACCAACGCGACGAGTTGAGAAGTTAAAAAGGTCACTCATTGCTATTTCATCCCTATATAAATGTGCTATAACTGTTATATATAATGAGGATGCGATCTTGCGCAAGGGCAAACGGTAAAAAAAATTACATGATCCGACGCAGTAGTGAGTGGATCAACTAGCTAAGTCATTGAATTATAAGGGGATCAACAGCAGATCGGGGGTATATCGGGGGTAGTAAGATAATGTCCCATCAGATCAATAGTGTTGTGTCCCCCTATAGGGGGACAATACTATTGATGCGATTTGATGATGATCTATTGATGAGGTGAAATGATGAAATCAAAAACTAGAAAACGGGTCGTAAAAGCTGATCGCTTTTCGATGCGTCGTGACTTCGGGCCGAATGAGCGAGCCGTCGAAAAAATACGTTCGGCGCTTTTCGTGCATGATAAGACAGTTAGTGATTATGAATCGCGATGGGGGATTGATCGCTTGCCTGATTTAGTTGGGCAAGAATTAAGAGCGCGCTTTGAGCTACAATGCGACAGGCTCAATAAAGCAATACGAGAGTCTAACGTGGATGAAGTCGAGAAGCTCGTTCCTGTATCGTGCCGCGCTTATGCCGCGTTAGAGAAGGCGGCGATTGAAGCGGGGGCTAAAGAGCTAACCGGGGAAGCATGGGAAGCTCCGATACCTTCAGGCGGCGTTCTATGTATTACGCAATCAGACTATGAAGCCGTGAAGGTAGCGAAAGAACGCCCGGATTGTGTAGTATGGAGCGTGGAAGAAGTAGCGCGGGTAATAGATGCCTACGATGCGGCTAAACTCATGTCATTGGTAAAGGCGAAAATGCCCGATGCAATCTTTAGCGGCGTACAAACTAAAGGCGGGGATTTGAATGATGACGTCCCATTCTGAATTAGACATAAAGCGGCAATGGTCGATCATACCCGTTAGAGCGTTGATGGATCGGAAGCTACACACTTCACACTTTAGAGTGCTTGCTGGGCTTTGCATCTTTACTAATTCACACGGCGTCTGTTGGCCCGGAGTTCAGACGGTGGCCGATATCGTTGGAGTTGATCCCGCAAGTATATCAAGAAGCATAGCGCGACTTGTAAAAGCTGGTTATGTGCGCCGATTAAGGCCGCAAGATTATCAAATGGAATACGCTCAATTCGGCAAGATAAACCGCTATCAAGTGCTTTATGACGTTGATGCACCATTGCCAACATGGGAAGAAGTGCAATCGGCAAAGCTACTGTTATCGTCTGAGGATGCCGGGGAAGCGCACAAGAATGAAATAGGGGGAGTGGGGGAAGATGACGCCTTGATTGCAAACGCTCACTCACTGGCTTCCGCATACGCTGCGACAGTCGAAAGAGTGCTTGGCCAGCCTAGAAGGGCAGAGAATGAACTAGGTGCTGCACGTCAATTAGCAGCGATGGGCGTTGATGTTCCTACCATTATCAAAGCTACCGAAGACCATTGCCGGGTTTGCCTATTAAAAAGGGCCGGGGTTCCTGCATTGGCCGACGTTGGCCGCGCATTGAACTAATGTACGTTTGCTCTTGCGGATTTGATAGGCTAACCCATTGATTTTAAACGAAAGTGACCCCTTGGCCCCCTACCCCAGCCAGTTACATAGGGGGGTGTCACACAAAATTTTCCTTACTTTTCGGAAAACGCCTTACTTTTTGGAGAAACGCATTGTTTAGCTTACAAACTTGCCCCGAATGTTGCGGAGTGAAATATCTTCGCTATGATGATTCGCCCGATTGTGCGAAAGAGCCGACGAATGTGTTTGCCATTTGTTATCTCTGCAACGGGCATGGGGAAATATATATGGAGGAGGACACACCTGATGAAACGGGATGAAGTATTAGACCTAGCGAAAGTTACGCTAGTGGATCGAGGCGCTGATTATGGCGATGCTCGTGTGAACTTTGATCGGATTGCGGTTATGTGGACTGTGATTATGGGTCAGCAAGTGACGAGGGCGCAGGTAGCCCAATGCATGATTTGTCTAAAGTTGTCACGTTTAGCTGAGACACCTAGCCATGAGGATTCGTGGCTGGATATTGTTGCTTACGCGGCTCTTGGTTCGGAGGTACACGAGTGACCGAAGATAAACTATCCGTTCGTGAAATACGCGCCGCTCTGGCTTCTCAGGATGAGGAGCGACGTGAGGCGGTTGTAAATGAGCTTGAGGCGCTCGGCAGTAGCGAGATTACTGACGTGCTGTCTTGGGACGAGTTAGGACGTGTGCAGGTTCTAGCCTCGGATAAACTGTCTCCACGCGCCCGTCGTGCCATTAAGAAGGTGAAGATTACGCCTAACGAGAATGGCAATACGATTGAGGTGGAGATGCACGATAAGATGTCTGCCCTTCGATTGTTGGCGAAGCATCGTGGCTTACTTGAGCCTAATAGTGATGACCGCCGTCCTAGCATGATTGGGATTAATGTGAGGGGGCCAGACGTAACAACCTATGAAGTAGTGGAGGATGAAGAGTGATTTGGCAGTATGCATTAGAGGGAGGAATTGTTGAGAGCGGTATGTTCACCACGATGGACGTTGCGATCAATGATTTGGTTAAGCGGAATGAAGCTGCTGGGCGTGAGGTAGAGATTGTTTCGCGTGATAAGGAGTTAGTGCAGTTTGTGTTGGTGTATCCCAGTGCTGGTCGCAGGATTGAGGGTACGTTGTCTAAGTTGAAGCAGAATACTGGACCGACGCCGATTGATATTGACGACTTCATTGAGCCTGTGGCTGAATTACAGAAGCAAGGTGTAAAGCGGAAAGAGGTTTGCCGAAAGTTAGGTATTTCGATTTCTGCGTTTATTAAGGTTAATAAATTGTTAAGAGTACGCAAATTGGAGGAAAAAAATGGCCAAGTGTAAATATATTTGTATTGAGTGCCACCGCCGTGGCGTTTACTGCATGAAGAGAATGGATGAGGTTAATAGGAAGTTAGATCAGGAAGTAGAGAAGATCATTCGTAAGAAGAGTGAGTTTTACGACTTTGTTGATGATTTCTATGATGATTATGAGCCGTTTGATGAGGTGAATATTACGAACGGTATGGGTATGACACCGAAACAGATTGATAAGGCGGATGCTATGTTTGGTGCTGCTATGCAGAAGCATGGTCTTGTTTTTGAAAACGGGCCTTCTATAGAACAGAGAAGGTGGAGGAATATTATCTAATGGCTAGATCGCCACGCGCTACAGACCGCTCGCCACGCCGTCGCCGCCAGAAGGGCGACGACGCGCTCACTGGTCTTAACTTGGATTTTTCGCAAAGTCCTACAACGTGGCGATTTTTAAATGACGATAGCTTCGTGCGGGGTCTGATGGGTCCAGTAGGTAGCGGAAAAACGTACGCTTGTTTGGCGGAGGTGATGCTTCGCGCTGTGAAGCAGACGCCTTCGCCTGTCGATAATGTTCGGTACACGCGGTTTGCGGTTATTCGTAATAGCTATCCTGAACTTCGGACCACGACGATTAAGACGTGGCAGGAATTGTTTCCAGAGCATATGTGGGGTGAGATGTGGTGGTCCCCACCGATTACGCATCATATTAAGTTGCCGCCTAGAGAAGATACGCCGGGATTGGACTGTGAGGTTATCTTTCTGGCGTTGGATCAACCTCGTGACGTTAGGAAGTTGCTGTCGTTGGAATTGACGGGTGGCTTCGTTGATGAGGCTCGTGAGTTGCCGAAGGCGGTGGTTGATGGATTAACGTCGCGTGTTGGTCGTTATCCGACAAAGAAGAATGGTGGATGTCCGTGGCGTGGTGTTTGGATGTCTACCAACCCGATGGACTCGGATCATTGGTGGCATGAGTTAGCGGAGAAGAACCCGATTAGGGGTCGGTATCCGTGGAAGTTCTATAAGCAACCCGGTGGTGTGACTGATGCGACTAAGGAGCATGAGGATGCAATCTTTGGGGCGAATAAGTATTGGCGCTTAAATCCGAAGGCTGAGAACCTGAATAACTTGCCGCCCGGTTATTATGAACAGCAGTTGGCAGGTAAGACGCTTGATTGGATTGAGTGTTATGCTGGGGCTAAGTATGTTTATGTGCAGGACGGTAAGCCTGTTTGGCATGAGTACAGTGATAGCTTGATGGCGGCTGATGTTGAGATTGAAGTCGGTATGCCAGTGCATATTGGCTTGGACTTTGGTTTAACACCTGCTGCTGTATTTGGGCAAAAGATGCCGAACGGGCGTTGGCATATCGTGCATGAGTTGGTAGCATTTGATATGGGTCTTGAGAGGTTCGCCCATCACCTTATGGCAGATATTAGCACTAAGTTCCCTAAGAGCGAGGTGTTTATCTGGGGCGATCCCGCAGGCGGTAAACGCGATGAAATATTTGAAGTAACGGCGTTTGACCACCTGCGGACCCTTGGTTTGAGAGCGCAGCCGACGAACTCCAATGATTTCATGGTGCGTCGTGAAGCTGGTGCTATGCCGATGAATAGGTTGATTGATGGTCGTCCGGGGTTGCTTGTGTCGAAAGATTGCAACCGTATTCGGAAATCATTGGCTGGTGGATATCATTTTAAGCGGTTAGCGATTGGTGCTGGTCAGGAACGGTTCAGAGATGTGCCGTCTAAGAACGATCACTCGCACGTTGGTGATGCGTATGGGTATCTGATGTTGGGTGGCGGTGAACATCGTCGTCTAACGCGGAATCCGAATGGCAAGCCGCTGTTTAAGCAGATTAATGCGTCTATGGACTTCAACGTGTTTGCATAAAAAAGAGGGGGTACGTTTTTAGGCGCACCCCCTCAAGCACACTAGGGGAGGAGAACAGACCCGCATGATCGTCCGTTCGATTTATATCATAGTGCTATATGAGTAAGAGATCAATTAAAAAACGATGAAAGAACTAAGTTCTAATAGAAAATTGCATATAATTCCCTTTTTCTGGGGCCATGTAACATTGATGGATTTGCGTCCATTTGAGCAGGCTTATTTCAATGATTTGCCTGATTATGTGGATCGTTTGAAGGAATACGGCACTAAAAAACATTGTTACACGGCGATGCACGAAGGAAAGGTGGTTGCGTGTTGGGATGCTTACCCACTTTGGGATGGTGTTGCCGAGGCTTGGTTACTTACGGCATATCAGTTTGAAACAATTCCTATTACATCTACGCGAACAGCTATACGATACTTCAATAAAATTTATAGCGATATGCAATTACATAGATTGCAGATCACTGTAAATTGTAACGATGAGCTTGCAATGCGATGGGCATTTGCATTAAAAATGAAAAAAGAAGGTATCCTACATAACTACGGACCTGATAAATCTGATTACGCAATGTTTGCGAGGACTGAATAAATGGGATTTCTTTTACCGAAGATAAAGATGTCTGCACCTGCTGCTCCTGCTGGACCTGCTGGACCTTGAGCACCTGCAGCAGCATCAACATATTCAAACTCATCATTTGCAAGATTGTATTGAAGTACTTTACCATCAGCTTTATTTGCGTCGTTTATTCCTTGAATATTAAATATAGAACTGTTTCCTAAAGCAGCATCTAATTTAATAATTGCTTGATGATGTGAATCTTGAAGACCGTCATCGTTATTATTAGATATAAAATTAGTGCTAGAATAATTTCCAATATGATCGCCATCTGCATCTGTTCCAACTGTTGCTTTTAAATTAGCAAGCTGTAAAACAGCTGATCCGCCTGTTAAGTTTTCAA